GGTCAGCTCGTCTGAGTGAGGCTATAGGTTCTTCAAGTAAATCCCAACATTGTAAAGGTGAAGCAGCAGATATTGAAATATTTGGTTTAGATAATAAAACACTTGCTCGTTGGATCCATAACAATGTTAAATATGATCAGCTAATATTAGAATTTTACAAAGAATCTGAGCGTCCAAATAGCGGATGGGTTCATGTTTCATACACTGACAATTGTCGCAAACAATTTTTAAAAGCTTATAAAGATGCAAAAGGAAAGACGAGGTATATACCATGGCAATAACAAGATCGCAAATGAAAAAACAAATCACCAATAGTCTGCAAAAACGTAAGTTTGCAAAGACTAGAAAGAATAAAAAAAAAGTGATAACATAATGAAAGATGATATAATAAATGCTTTGGTAAAAGTTTATGAAGCAAATATTGAAAAGGCAAATGCAACTATAAAAATTTATCTAGAAAACGCTGTTGGAATAGGTGAACATCCTAATATAATAGATGAAATAGATAAACAAGTAGATATTGTATCGAGTAATGAACATAAAATTGATATTATAAGGAGTTTTAAAGATGCAAGTAACCAAAAATATAATTAAGTTTGGTAATTTTGTGATTAAAATACCAAAAGAAACAAAAAGAGTTTGGGATTTATCTGAAAATAGATGGGGGTATAAGTATGACAAAACTATGTGCTAGAGGCAAAGCTGCTGCTAAAAGAAAGTTTAAGGTATATCCTTCAGCTTACGCAAACGCTTATGCGTCAAAAATTTGTGCAGGAAAAATTAAAGACCCAAGTGGTGTAAAACGAAAAGATTTTAAAGGACCTAAACCCGCTAAAAAAGGAATTTTTGCTGAAACAAATTATGAATTTAATGTTGGGGGTCATGCTGTTATGGGTTCGCCAGTAAGCGTTGATGTTGATGGTGACACAATAACAAACCCCTCTGCGTCTAACTATTATAAAGATTTAATGTAATGGGATTAAAAAAGTGGTTCTCACAAAATTGGGTTGATATTGGTTCAAAAAAAGCAGACGGAACATTTGCCAAATGTGGTCGTAGTAAATTAAAAGCTGATAAAAAAAGAAAATATCCAAAATGTGTTCCTTTAGCAAAAGCACGAAGAATGTCTGAATCACAAAGGAGAAGTGCAGTAAGGAGAAAAAGAGCAAAAGCTCAAGGTGTAGGCGGTAAACCTACAAATGTAAAAACATTTGCAGATAATGGTAAATTTATAGTTAAACCAAGAAAAAAATTTTCTTTAAAACCTAAATTTGATTTTAGTGAAGTTAATTTAGGTGATGTAAAGAAAAGTTTTAAACGACCTGCTGTTGAATTAAAAACAAAAAATAAAAAATTACCTGATGTTTCTGTTGAACTTTTTAAAGAATATACAGATGTTAAAACACCTTTTTATGAAGACAAAAAACAATCTAAAGGAGTTGTTGGTAAAATTGGAGGAAAATATGGTAGAGTACGAGGGCAGATTGCTAAAGATAATAAGACAGGAAAAATTTCAAGGCAACTAAGTATTGAAGGTAGTTTTGATTTTGCAAAGGGAGGGTTTGCAAAGAACTATTATAAGGATATACTTTAGTCATGGAAAAAAATAAAAAATCATCTTTTGGAATGTTGTCAGTCAAAGCTGGCATAGACAACAACCCAAACCCTACTCAGGCAGACAGAATTGCTGGTGCTAAAATGAAAGCCAAAAAAGCAAAAAAAGGCGGAGTTACAGGTGCTATAAAAAAAATTAAAGGAATAGGTATGGCAAAGGGTGGCTTTAAAAATAAAACACCAATTTATTAAGGTGATGTATGGCAACTTCAGATTCAACTACTTTTGATCTCAACATCGATGACATCATTCAAGAAGCCTATGAAAGATGTGGTAAACGCACTAATAGCGGGTACGATTTAAAATCAGCAAGACGAAGTCTTAATATTTTATTTAGTGAATGGGGTAATCGAGGTGTTCATCTATGGAAGGTTGAATTAAAAGAACAGTTACTGACAGCAGGCACTTCAACTTATACAGCACCAACAAATGCAAACGACATTCTAGAGGCGTATATTAGCACCACAACAGGAACGACTTCTGCAACTAATGATGTATCTTTAACAAAGATTAGTAGAAGTGAATATGCTGCTCTACCTAATAAAGGTTCAACAGGACAACCCTCACAATATTATGTTGATCGACAAACAATTCCACAAATTACTTTATATCAAACACCCGATGCTTCAACATATACATATTTAAAATATTACTATTTAAAAAGAATTGAAGACGCTGGAGCTTATACCAACACTGCTGATGTAGTATTTAGATTTATTCCTTGTATGGTTGCTGGTCTATCTTACTATTTATCTATGAAGTATAATCCACAAGTGGTTCAACAAAACAAACTTATTTATGAAGACGAATTACAAAGAGCTCTTGTAGAGGATGGACAAAGAACATCGGTATATATTACACCACAATCATATTATCCAACAGGTTTATAAGGAGAAGAAAATGAAAGGACTAAGATTAAAAAAAGGCGGAGATGCAAACTTAGAATTTATAAAAAGTGTAAGTCCTGTACTAGCACAATCTTACAGTGCGATGTTGTCTAATATTAAGGATCCAACAAAACAAGATACTTTTAAGAGAAGAGCAGGACAACAAATTGCAGCTTACAGAAATATGCCAGAGGAACAACAAAAAGCGTTTGTATCTGAGATGACAACTAAATATTCATCGCCAACAAAAGAAACATTTAGCGATATTAATAAAAGTTTAGAGGGCAAATATAGACCTGTTTATCAAGTAGCAGCAACAAGAAAAAGTAAACCGACTGTTGCTAAAGATATTTATAAAGAATTAGGGTTAGCCAAAACAGGAGGAATAGCAATAAGAGGTAATAAATTTAAAGGTGTTTTTTAATGAAAGGTATGAAGTTATATAAAAAAGCTGCAGGAGGTTATCTGTCAGCTTTAGAGGAGTCTAAGCCTGAATTGTTTAGAACCATTAAAAATTATAGAGATAGATTAAGTGGTGGTGAACAAGAGACTTTTGATAAAAGAGCTAATATTCAATACGCTGCCACAATGAATATGCCTGCGAATCAAAGAGATGCTTATATAAAATCAATTGAAAAAGAATATTCCAAACCTACAGACGCACAATTTAAGCAAGTAAAAAGCAGTTTAGGACAGAGGTTTAAACCAACTTATACCTATTATTCAGTTGATAAAACTAAACCTGCAATGACCACTGGATATTATAGAGATTTATCAAAAGAGATAGCACAAGCAGAAAAAGATTTAGCAGGTTTAACTGTAACTGAAACGTCTACAAGAATGGTTCCTCAATATGAAATGAGAACTGTTAGTCCTTTTACAGGATACCCTGGTGCATCTCCAACTACATTTAAAATGGTGACTGAGTTACCAAAAGAAGCGAGATTGAGAGAGTCACAATATGGTGGAAGATATTATCAAGCTCCAATGCAAAACCAGTCAGCTACAAATTATGCTGCACAAAATACGAATCCAATATATAGAAGAGTAGGTAGTAAACAGATTACAGACACAATTACACGAGCTGCAAAAGCGGGTGATAAGGAATATGACAAACAATCGGCTGCACTTCGAAGACTTCAGAGAAGACATGATAATAGATTTTTGTATCAGTCCTATCAACCATCAAAAGGTCTTACAGGACAAAATGTTTATTCAAACATTGGAATTAATAACACACAGACAACTCAAC